CACGTTCTTTCAAGAAGTCAATATCAGCGTTAGACAATGCGCCTTTCATGAATTGTGCGGCATTCAATGTTTCAGCGGACAAGAACTTCTGAACGTACTCTGTTTCAGGAACGCCTGCAATACTACCACCAATTGCATTAATCAAACGACCAAATCCAAGTAATCCTTCAGCACCGGGGCCCGTGAATGCTTCATCGACTGATTCAAAAAACTTTTGAAATGCGGGTTTGCTATCTACAGCAGTCCGGGCAACTTGGGAAAGCTCTTCAGCACGTTTCTTTTGTTGTGGGTTTAGGCCAACTAATAATTTATCTAAGACACGCAAACGGAACTCATTGTCTGATTCACCTTCATTCTTTCCTTTAGCAAACTCTTGGCGAGCCTGTAAGCGTGACCCTGCAGAATAACTATCAAGCAATGTTGCAGGAATTTGCGTGAAGTCTTCAAATGTCAATTCTTTAACAGGCTCGACTTTTTCTAGCTTACCCATCAATGCGTCATTGACACGTTGCACAAATGCAAGATTTGGCTCACCTTCGTTAGGGCCTTGTAGCCGTAAAAGATTAGCTTTTTTGACTGAGGCAGGATCAAATGACTGTAAGACGTTATTAGGCATACCTAAGAACTTCGCAAGGTCTATTGCTTCAGTGCCTTTCTTAGATTTCTGTAAAAGATCAATAGCGTCTTTAACAGAAATTGATTTAGCTTGAACTAATTCACCAAGTTCAGGATCTTGGTTCATAATGTACTTTGCACCTGCATTCAAGGCAATCTTGGCTTCTTCTTTTTGACGTGCCGCTTCACGAATAGCCTGTTGTTTTTCATTAAATGCAGATGATGCGGCTGTAATGTCACCTGAGAGTTTCGACAAAGTCTCTGCAGGGGCACCGGCTTGCTTAAGCCGTGTGTATGTCTCAGCCATGTTCTGAATGTTGCCCGGTTGGTACCCTTGGGCAATCTCTTGTAACTTAGCTTGCTCTCCAATTGCGTCAGGAACACCTAAGAAAGCGGTAAATAATTTACCAAAGCCTGCACCTGCTTGTGCGTATGGATCACTTCCGGGCTTATAAGCAAATGCTTGCTTGTAATATTCTCTAGCAGTCTCTTGCGGATCTTTGAGCCCAAACAAAGAGTATACTGAATCTGGTTTAGCCATTAGTGTACTCCTTGTAACTCTGGATGTGCGTAGTTGACCATTAAGTATCCATCTGGATGCTCAATGACAGCCTCAGGGAGCACTTGCTGTACTTCCTGTGCTAGTACACCGAATGTTGGTTCGTTACGTTCTTCTTTCCACTCCCAAGTGTAGAGCTTAATACCGTTAGGTAATGTGTCTACATGAGTGATGTTGTCTTTAAAGCGAATATCCGATACTGCCGCCGCAGGCCCTGCCGCCGCCGCAAGTCCTGCATAAGTACCATATCCTTGTGCGGCTGAACCAAGAAGACCACCAAAAAATCCTGCACCGGCTTGTTGTTGCTGTTGCTCCATTTGAGCCTTAGTTGCGTAAGGAGCCAATTCAGCCTGCATAGCACCCAAGGATGCCGCCGCACGAGCTTGCTCTGCATTGAGACCCATACCCATGAGGGATTGCTCAAGACCACTAATGCCCATACCTGACTGCAACGCTTGTGCCGCCATTTGGCCTAGTTGCTGTTGTTCACCAAAGGCTTGCTGACGTGAACCTGCCGCTAACTGAGCTAATGTCTGTTGTTGTGCTCTTCCAAGTCCTAAAGCGTCTGGCTGAACCATGCCTGAGCCTGCTCCTAAGCCCTGTGACTCGCCTGCAAGACGTAGACCTAGCCTACCCCCGCCAAAGAGTCTGCTTTGGAGTTGTGTGGCTTGTTGTTCAAAAGAAGGCTGAAGTAATGCCGCCTGCTGTTGGTAGATATCTGCCGCACGTTGGCTAGGATCAAAGGAACCAAACTGCTCAAAGAGTCCTTGAGCACCACCTAAGGTGGTTCCTAAGAGATCTTGATACGGCTGAGACAACTCTGAATAGAACTGACCGTCACCTCTGTATCCTGTTGTACCTGTTCCTGTACGAACGGCATAAGGATTAAACCTAGCACCCGGAGCAAGTTCTCTAGCTCGTGCTACGGCTTCTCCTGCGGTACCAGAACCGCCCTTGCCGAACAGTCCACTTACTACGCTACCCATATCTATATATGCTCCGTTTTACATTGTCGATGCAATTTGCATCTGTTACAAATTTGTATCCTAATTGTTTTACAAACTTTGTGAGTTTAGGATTGTCAACCAGACAGAAAAATGGTTGTCCTGCTATGATGTTCAATAGTCCGTGTACTTCTTTGAACTCTTTGGCAATCTTAGGTGTCCATTTGTGTACATCTGCGTGAGTCCAAACCTTGTCTTCAAACCACTCATAATAAATCGTGTATGCAGGTTGTATTGCTACTGGTGTTTTTATCAAACGCCATCGTCTCTACGTAGTGTGCCGCTTACTCCACCGTTATGTGAAGTATTAAATCCTGTGACAGATTTACCAGAGTATGCATCAACTTGAGTTCCGGGGCTTGCGCTACCTACAAATGTTCCATCACCTGTAACCCATCGGTAGCCTTCTTTTAAATACATTCTATAGATTGTATCTGTCCCCGGCCCTTGAGCATAACTGTGTGAATGAAACGCATCTGTAATTTCTGTTGTTAATCCAGATACCCAGTTTTCAATATCAGAAGAATCAGGAGCAAGGTTTAATGTAGTCAGTGTAGTCTCTGAGCTAAATGCAGGACTGGTCAGACCAAACACACGAGTACCATTAAAATAAACATCTCCCGGTGAATCAGGCGTACTTACCGCAGTACCGTTAAGATATACTGCTTCTTGATACCAATCTAATACTGCACCGTTTACGACAATAGCCATGATTAGTCCTGAGTGTAAATGTAAAGATCACCACCAGAAATATAAATTCTTGCACCACCTTTGGTTGTTTGCGATGCATACTCTAGGTCTGGAATAGCATCAATAGCGGTAGTAACAAAAGCAGTCGTAGCAATCTGTGTTGTATTTGTACCTGCTGTAGCTGTTGGAGCTAAGGGTGTACCAGTCAACGTAGGTGATGCAATAGGAGCATAAGTATTATCCACAAATGCTGTTGTTGCTATCTGTGTTGTTGCTGTGCCTGCAGATGCTGTTGGTGCTGTTGGTGTACCAGAGAGTGCAGGAGAGTTAGTGTCTGCTTTAGAGTTTACTGCTGTTTGAATAGCATTGAACTCATCGTCAATCTCTGTACCTTTGACAACCTTAAGCGGATTACCTGTGAGCAGTGCATCCTTAGAAGCAAAGTCTGTTGATTTAGTATATGAACTCATTAGATTGTCCTACCTTGTTTAACATAGACATCCATCTTTTGAATTGACAAAGCACCACCGTTAAGGTCTGCTTCAAATCCTAATTGTAATACTGATCCACTGCCTGATCCCGGAGCACGTACTGTGTCAACCAATGTGCCACCTGAGTATTCACCAATGTTGTACTCAGTGATGTTATACTCGTACACTGTGCCTGTGCGTACTGTCAATGGATAGGAGTTGTACTGGTCACTGTAGTCGAACCCTGACTTAACAACAAAGTCCTGTCCTGTGGCTCCAATAACTGTCATAGACAGACGCTTGAGGATCTTTGTTTGTGCCGCACTGCCTAAATCAAAGTAGTTTGTAAAGTACACCATCCGATATGACTGACCGTTGTCTTGATAGCCTGTGTATCTAGCAAGGCCATCTGCATGAGTCATATATACTTCACCATCAAACCCAAGCCAGTCAGTGAACTCCATGTTGTTCCAGATGGTTACACGAGCAGACCCGTCTTGTAATGGGCCCCTCATGTCAAAACAGTACACTTGCTTAGTTGTTGGGAATGCAAGTAAATAGAATGCGTTTGTTGCTGAGTATGTCGATTTAATATTAGCAGGTGTCTCAGACTCAATTAACTGTACCAAATCATCACGCACGTTTCTTGACAAGTCACGCATTGGTGTTGACTTCTCTTGAATGACTCGACCTAACGACATCAAGCCTGAGTCAGACAAGAATAAAATATCTGTACCTGTGTTTTGTAAGCTGTCTCTTGCAATACAACCAACACCGTTGATCACTTCTACTAATTGTAGTGTAGTAGGATCAAGGTAGGTTTGAGCAGTGTCGCTGTCACCAAAGATAATAATGTTGTTTTTACAGAAGACAATTAAGAAACCATTGTGTGCGCCTAATGCAATAATCTCATCGTTGCCGTACACAAGAATACCAGAAATGTCTAAACGTCCTGCTGTGCCTCCATCCCAGTCTGTGCCGTCAAGCAAGTTAGACCAATACAATGTTGTTTTGTTAGTAGCTGTCGATGCCGCCCAAATGCGACCATAAGCTGACAATGCTACGTTTGCTTCAGGAGGTACATCATGATACCAAGCGGCTGTAATTGTACCTGTAGCAGGGTTGTTAGAATTAGAACTTGGCATTGTATACGTATAGGTGTCTGTGCCTGTCACCGTAACAGTAAACGTACCATTAAAGACAGCTTCATTAGCACCACTGATTGTAACAGGATTGCCTGATGTAAACCCATGACTTGTATGTGTAACCGTTGCAGTCGTTGAGTTTGAATTAATTGTAACTGTAGCGGTACTTAATGCATCGCTCATATCTTTGACTTCGCCTGAAACAGTGTCAAAGAATAATGGTTCGTATCCTGCTTGGAACAAGTATGCCGCATCATTTAGTGTCACAGCTTGCCAGTTACCTTCAGTAATCGACTGTGATCCTGAGTATGTAACAGACGTTAGTGTGCCTGCAGAGTAAATGTAAAAGTTTGTATCTGACCAAGCACCAAAGTATTCTGTTGCGTCAATATCAACAAACCGATGCATACCTTGAAGACCAACACCAGTAGACTCGTCTAAAAATACCCATCCTTTACGAGCACCTAAACGTCCAAACTTATCAATTACACAGTTGGTAGCTTGTAATGCAAAGCCAGACTCAAGCGTAATACCAGACTCTTGGGTGTTTAATCCAAAGAAGCCCGGTGCGGCAATACTGGCTGACTGTAAAGGTGCGGCCATTATTTAGTTGTCCAAATAAGTTCTTCGGGATGTTTAGCTTGGTCAAGAGACACAGCGTCATTCAAGATACGAGCCGCTGTTGCATAAGCAGAACTTGAGGATGCTCCACCGTCTTCACCACGTTCTTCAACAGCTTTAGCGTATGCAAGCATCTCAACAGGCTTAGACGGGCATAATACTACATCAGTGTCTGTTGATAAATCATCTTGACGATTAATTAAATTAAACCTTAAAGAATAGACACCATTGGGCGGTGGGTAGACTTCAACAATCGTATCACCATTGTCATCAAGACCATTAAAGCTATAGTACCTAGGCTCACCTTGGACTGGATTGCTATTTAAATAGTATCCTGTAAACTCTGAAGCTGTCTTGTATGTCATAAAGTAATTACTTGTGTCATTAACGACATCAAGCATCTTCATGTTGTCTCCAGATCCTGTGAGTTCATAGGCAAACACACCGGCAGATGTAGTTGCTGTTAAAGTTGTTCGTAAAGCAGACCAATCCCATGACTGTTCTACTTCTTGTTTAGCATCATTAACTAACATACTAATCATAGTTGAATATGCATTTTCTTCAACCGTAGAAACAGTACGCTCCCTAAGACGTTTAAGAACATTATTGACAAGTTGTAAGTATGTCATGAGAATACCTTAGTGTATATATGTATTAGTATACCACATTTTGACTAAAAAGTCAAGTGTTACCATTTTTTACAAGACCAATACCGTGCAGTTAGCTTACTTGGTGGGCTAGTGTCACACTTATGTCTAGCCCTAAAGCTCTTACGACGAGCAGGTTGGTCTTTCTTGATCGTCATATTAGGATCACCAAAACGAATAGTCTTGGTCTTGTCACCTTCTTTGGCAACCACTACGAACTTCTTAGAGCCACCCGGAGTGCGCTTAGGCTTATTGTAAGCACTTACACCTGCACGGGCTAACTTAGGGTCTTTAGACTTTGGCATTATGCTTTTGCCTTCTTTTTGCCGCCACGTTTCACCTTCTTAAGATCAGCCGCTGTGATCTTGTTTCTTGGAGGAGCAACCCTAGCTAGTTTCTTTTGCTTTGGGCTGTACTTGCTAAAAGGCATTACTTCTTAGCCTTGCCCAAGCATTTCTTAGCGGCTCTACACTTAGCCTTAGTCTTACAGCCTGCACAGGTCTTGAAGGCTTTAGTTGTTTTCTTTTTACCGTACATCATTTCTTTAACATCTCCATAACACCCTTACCTGCCTTGACACCAAAACTAGCAAGAACAATCACCATGAGAATCTCATGATACCAAATCGGCAAAGTTGCCAATGCGTTGAACCCCGCTTGGATATGTCCTACCATGCTTGGTATAAAGACAAGTATCAGGGGTATGCTGAACACTATCGTTAACCACTCGTCTTTCCACGAGTTCTTGGAAGCCTCTGCCATGATGCGTTCCCAATCCGCTGTGGACTGTGCCGCTGTTTTCAGTGCGGTGGCTT